TTACTAATCGTCCAGCTGATCTACCAGCAAATGACTTAGCTCCTTGTATTCCTAATGCTGATAATACTTTTGCGCCGCCAAGTGGTGGTATGAACATTAATGGTAAAGTTACTGGGTCTAGCAAAGCCATACCCATTTCAATACCCATACCTTTCCAGAACTGAGACCCGTAAGCCTTATCTAAAACATAATTAAATTTTATTTCTTCTTCTTTTCTTTGTTTTAAAAGATATGCTTCAAGATTAGATACTGGCTCATCAAATTTAAGTTGACCATCAATGCCGTACTTTTCGTTAGCTTCTTCAGGTTCAATAAATTTTATTTCTTCTTCGTTAAAACCTGGGTAATTTCTTTCTAGATCTTCAGAAGTAAAAGGTAGTTTAGCAGCACCATATCTAGCTGAACCATGTCTAGCTATTTTTCTTTTACCATGCTGAGCAACTACATTGTCGTAATCTTGACGTTGTTCATAACTAGATTCTGTGTAAGTCCTAATATTATTTATCTCTAACATACGATCAATAGAGTTACCACCAGTAAATCTACTACCACGTATTTGTGCCATATCAGTAACAGAGTCACCATGCGCAGAAAGCATGTCAAGACCCATTACGTCATTTACAGCACTATTGTTAGTTTGATTAAATGTTAACTTCATTAGAACTTATCATTTCCTTTATATTCTTTACCTAGTATATGCGCTATAGAATTATCGCCCACGTAAATACTATCTTTAGTAAACTTATTTAAAGCACTAAATGGTATACTAAATGGTACACGCTTATCGCCTTTCTGTATTACTACAGGAATATTGAACCCGCTCCCAGATGAACTAGCATCCGCCCCATACAATGCTGGATAAACCAGCATCACACCGTCCCCCGAATCGTTCATCACAAACCTACCATGCTCTACTAAGTAATTAGCAAAGTAATTAGTTGTCATTTCATTATCTGCGTTGACAATGGCTGATGTTGAACCCGGGATATACAAACCTTCATTTTGTAAAAACTCTACCATATTTTCTTTATTTTCAGATAGAGCATATAGGTTATTCGAAACTACTGCTGCATTTATAGCATTACCATTAGTATCTTTAGCACCAAGTGGTACATAAAAAGCAAACTCATCTTTTTCGTAGGTAAATTGAAGTGGAGAATTATTTATCATATTACCCACAGCAGCCACTGATTCTGAAACTGATTTATTATTTTGGTTCATATCCATCAGTACGGCGTTAACAACCATATTAATAGCATCTTCTTCAAAACCTTCCCTGCCAAACACGCCACCAGTTATTGATTGTAAAAAGTCTTTTATATTACCATTAGTTGCTATAGCATCTGTAATCATTTTTTTAGAGGTCAACGGCTGACCTTTATTTTTAACAATATTTATTAAGTCCTCAGTATCTGCTAGTGCTGCACTACCAAGGACCATTCCTTCTGGTGAGCCATGAAATAGACCCATAAGTTGCCATTTAGATCCTAAGCCATTATTCATAGTGGTAAGCTGATGCCAAGCAAGATCAAATAATTCTTTGCCTTCGATCTTTAGTGTTTCAGGGTCATCGCCAAATTTTTGTGCTAGGTTTCCCATCCAAGCAGATGCTTGTTCTCCATTTTTTATTCCCTTAGCAGACGCTACAATCTTTGCTGCCTCATCATTACTAAACATTGGTACTATACTTAGACCAACCTCTTCGCCGTATGCCTTGATGGCTGCATATTTTTCAGGACCTTCTGGCATTACCTGAATAGCATCGATAGTATTAGCAAACGCAACAAAGTCAGTACTTCTTTGTGACAGGTCATTTGCCATAGCAGTAGCAGCAGTATTTAAACCATTTACCATTTCTTCTAAAGTTAAGCCTTCTACTAAACCTTTTTTCTCTGGGAACAGGTCTGTAAATCTTTTTGTAATCTGAGCTTTGCTCGCTTTAGGTGCGTCAGCAATAGCGTTAATCATAGCTATAACTTCTTCATTACTTGCTTTATGAGCATAATTAACATATTCTTTAGTAATTAAACCTACCCTAACTTCACTAGTCATTGTATCAACTAGTTGATCTGCTTTTACTTTTAGTTCAGGAAATATTTTAAACATCACTTCTATTTCTTTACTGGTATCTCCGTAAAGACCATAGACAGATGCTTTTATATCATCATAGGTAGTTAATTCAGGGTAGTCCGCTTCTTGGCCAGCTGCAAACTTGACTAAGTTAGTACCATGCCCTTCACTTAAAACTTTTATTTTTTTATTATTATCAATAATAATATTTTGTTTAGCATAATTTTTTAAGGTATCTATTTCTCCGCTTGTTAAAAAACCTAGCTTACCAGAAAATACTCCGGCATCTTTACCTTGTATATCTCCGTTAAGTATCATCCAAGTTCTCAATGGTTCGTTAACTGCACTACCCCTAAAGGCTTCTACAATTAATTCTTTCTTCTGTGCCTTAGCTACACCTATTAAAGCCTTACCACTAATTCTATTACCGTAACCTTCTATATCTTTAGTTTTAGGATCATCTTGTCCTGATACTAAAATATCAACTTTATTCATCATGGTTTCTAAATTACCAGGATTCTGAAAGACATTGCTTTTCTGATCAGTAAAAGTATTTTCTAGCATTTCAGCATAAGCAGCAGATCTTAAATCAGCTTCATGCCTCATTGCCTGCATTGTATACTTTGATTTTATACGGGCTTTTTCCATCTCCCACAAGTCAGCCGTAGCTTCATTAGGAGCTTTATATCGTTGTGATTTTGTTCCGTCTTTATTATCTGTTTCTTTATCAATTATGCCATCAAACTTTGACATGGTTTGATTTGTATAAGTGTCTTTATTAGTACCATTAACAAATGACTCGTTACTAATATAATCTCCTGGAACTTGATTTAGCTTTAATTCTTCTGACGCTTGAGTCATTTCCATTTCTAAATCAGTTGATGCAGACACAAGCCACATTTTATTTTTCTTTTCTTGATCTCGTTTTTCGTCCTCAAATACTTGTTCGCCTGCTCTTGTTAACGCTACTCCACCGGCTGCTAATGCTCTGCCAGGAGCTCCTGCTGCATAAACTTCTCTAGGACTAAGTGGAGTCATACGACGAGTAGGTAATGAAACTTCGCCGCCTTGCTCACTATATTTTGGTATACGTATTCCCATTATGAAAACATTCCTAACGCCTGGCCTTGTTTATATTTGTACCCAGCGGAACCAGCACCACTAAGCAGTGTTGATGCTGCACCAAACTTACCGGCCATAGCTGCAGCTTTACCTTGCATACGCTCACTAGCAGCTTTTGCTCTTTGATTAACAGCTTCTACATCACCACCGTACAAAATTGCCATTCTATCCATTTCACCATCCATCATGGTGTTTCTTAACATATCTAAAGCAGTACCTGTATTTGATACAATACCTGATGCACCATAGCCAACCCGTTGTTTGGCAAGCATAGCACGAGTTCTTTTCTTCTGACGTTCTGCTTCATACGCAGCTTGATCTCTTGCAATCTGAGCATTTTGCTCGGCAATCTGAGCATTATATTCATGGGCTCGTTGTTGCGCCTTACCTGCCTGATACTGACCATAGGCAGAAACCGCCGTACCGACTACCATCAATGCAATTGCTACTCCAGTTCCCATCTAATACACCTTTGCGTAACGATAATGATCTTGACCATCAGGGCCAAAACATCTCATTATTCCTTCATTAACATAACCTTGAAACTCAAGCCATCGCTGCCAAGCGCAATGCCTGACAGGCACGGTAGTTTGTGCACGCCTAGGTTTAAAGTTATCTACAAGAAATTTTTCTTGCTGCTTAAATATCTTTATACACTGCAATTTACGGTTTTTAAACTTTTCTTTATCAGTAAATAAAAATGTTTCATAATTACCTGGCCAAAGAGGTACTGCACCAAAGATAGCGTAGTAATGTCCATCTTCATATAATGTAAAAGCTACAGCCTGATGTTCCCAGTTTATACCATCTCTAAATATAGGATATTCTGGTTTTATAAATTCTAAATGCCAATTTTCAAAAGGTACTACAATCATCGTTCTGACACCACCAAAGAATACATTAGAGCTAGTATGGTACAAGGTAATGGATCTTCATGTTGAAGGTATATATCCATAGCTCTATTAGGAGTCATCTCTAAGAGCAACCTTTTGTCACCAGTAAATAATTGTAGCGAACCCATAGGAACAGATGGTGTTCTAAAAAATATAGTTTGTAAATCTGTTTGATTAACTCCTGCTTTTAAATTATACGTATCAACTACACGTACCGTAATTCTTTCAACACGTCTTGTTTTACCTTGTGAAGGACCTGTTTCTGTTTGTACTTCAGGATCTAGTGTTCTTATAAATGCTGTATAGGCTAAACCAACTGCTGCTGAGGTAGCAGTTCTGTCTAATGCTATTGATCCGCTTGATACAACTTTATCAGGGTGGTTAGCACCATTAACAAGTACTTTAACCGTTTCACCTTCTAAATGATCTAATCCAGATAATGACGAAACACCTGAGCCTGAGTAAGATAAACCACAATCTACAAAAAATGCATCTGCTGGTACCATACCTTTTGCTTGATCAAATGCTTCCTCTAAAAACTCAACATATTGCTTAGTACTACCATTGATAGTACGTTCAACAACCATATATAGCTGTTCCTGTAATTCATCAAATGACGGTATAGCTGCAATAGATTTAACCTTAACATTAGTACCACCAATGACATGTCTATGCCAAGCAACAACATCTTGTTCTCTTTCGTAAGTTAGACACCTTAGTTCACCTGTTTCTAATAATGCCCAAACTAAACTATCAGGAGATCTAGTATAAGCTAGCTCTATTAAATTACCTGTTGTAACGTGTTCAGCTATTAGTGTAAGATCAGGTGTGGTAAAACCGTCTGCTTCTAAGTTATAAGCTAGTTCTCTTAATTTAGTTCTTGTTCTATCAATATATAATGTAGCTTTACCAGCACCGATAGGTTTCTTTTGTGCTACACCATCAGATGTTTCTCTGTTTACCGTCACGTTGTTTGGTGTAAGTGCTAAGTTATCAGACCCAGACGACATTATAAATGGACCATCAGAAGTACCTAGTTGTAATGCTTTACCTGAATACATCCAACGTATAGCATTCACTTGGTCTGTGGCTAATGTAAGATCTAGACCTGAATCATCTAATACTTCAGCATCTCTATTTGTAGGACTAAATGTTTCAAAGTTACCAGACTCTGACGCCCACACCGTATTAGGTTGCTTAGTATTGTTTGCAAAGAATAATCTATCTTGATAGAATGTAGCAGTTCTAGGCCAACCTGTAGTATTAGACCAAATGCCTAATCTCCAATTATCACTAGCACTAGTATTGCCAAAATTAAAATCAGTATACGTAGTGGCTGCCACTTGAGTCGTTGACGTGACTGAATCAATTTTTGCTGATCCCCACTTGCCATTGCTAAGTATTCTAATACAACGCCCCACATCAGTCGACAAAAACCCTTGACCATCGTTTATACCTGAAACACTGCTCGATGTAATAGTTAACGAGCCAGATGTAGCACTGGGTGTAAACGTTGTTGATGTTGTATTTATTGGTCCCCATGGTCCGTCAATTGCGTTAAGCGTTGTGAAAGACCATTGCGTATGTCCTGTACGCGAGAGTTTACGTGTTTGGTAATCCGGGTGACAAATGTAAAGAATGTCAGCGCTCTGCGTAAAATCCAAATTTGCAAGATCGTTTTGATCGTAAGGACTAGAGACTTCATAGACTGCAGTACCTGCACTATTTTGGATTTGACCTTCGTTACGATAGAATCTAACATAATTATCTCCAAATTCTATTATGTAGGCTTGAACCGTACTAAATACAAATGGTACCAACCTAACTTTTTTACTCGAATCTTTTACCTCCGCGATAAATCTTGTACCACTCCTCTTTGTTACACCGCCATGTGGGAACACCAAGAAGTTTTGGCATGTCTGTAAACTGGCAGTATACTTAGTCAAATCAACACGACCTAGTAGTCTCGGGCTAATTTCACCACCAGTAAAATTTGTCTGGATGGGCGTAACTTTAGCCATGGTGCTACCTCGGTGGTGTCGTTATATTTGGCCTAGATATACCTTGTCTTGAGTCTAACCAGTAGTCAGCATCAAGCACATCTTGTTGTTGTTCCTGAGCATCTACAAACTTAGCTTCTCTTAATTTAAGTTCGTACATTTGCCACATTTGTTCCATGGCAGAAGTACTTTGTAATAGAGGTTGTGCTAGATCCGCAGCTAATCTCGCGGTCAATGTATCAACAAGAAGAGTATCGTACTTAGTAACATCAGTTACTAAAGCCGTATATTTAATATTAAATGTGTCTTCATTAGTTAATATGAAACCCATTTCTATTTGAAAAGTTACTTGAGTAGAATTTTCAACAGATAAAAGCCTCAGATAATCTGCAGGCAACACAAACTTATTTGAGAATTCATACGCTGGCGTTGAAACATCTTTAGGTAGAGATGCTCTGTTTGTTAAACAATTCCAGGGATGCCCTCTAAATACAGCTGCTCGTGTGTCATTAAATAATACTCTAGCAGTTGATGCTTGTTTAGTGTTGTCAGATAACGATGTTATCGACTCAATACCTAATAGAGCTAAACTCCTATTTATTATCTCAATATCACTTGCTGCCATATTCTATCCTTTGTATCATAAAATGGGGGAGAAATACATCTCCCCCATAATTTATACGTTTAGTCTACAACATAAGCAATGTACCCAACTAAGTCACTGCCCGCTGCTAGAGCTACGTCTTGAGAAGTTGCACGGATAACAACACCCGCTTTACTCTCAATAACATAGGTACCACCGGTTGCAGTTGTATCTTCGCCAAAGTCGAAGTACCCTGCAGTGTCTACGTTAAGTCCATCTACTAGACCATCAGGATCTGCTGCGGTTGTCGTACCATCGACAGCCTCATACGCATCCCAACCAAGATCTAATGTCGCTGAACCAGTTGTCCAGTTAACATACGCTTTAGACATACTAAGAAGAAGACGTACTCTTCCTCCAGGTATTTTACCTAGTGCTACTGAAGAGGTTGCATCACCTGCACCTGACTGGTCGTGAGTAAAATACATAATTCTTACTCTACCTGCCATTTCTGTAGGTTGAACAAACTCAGGCGGAGTAGCAGTTTGGTTTGTATACTCAGTAGATTTTTGAGTTGTTACAGCCATTTTCTATCTCCTATTCCGCGCACTTGATTTCAATTACTTTCTCTTCGTTCATTCTTACTGAACCGAAAGAAGCTGAGCAATAAACCTGAGTACTATTTCTCTTGTCACGTCTAGGACCAATATCCACATTGATGTCTTGTCCTACTGCAAGCAGCATACCTGACTTAGTGAAACATGGTACTCTACGATAAGAGTTAGCGTCAGTGTTTACGAGTTCGGTGCGAACAAACTCGAAGCCCATGAAAGTGTTAACATCGCCTTGAACAAGTGCTTTAACAGAGTTAAAGTCAGCGCTTGTTACTTCAGTTGTTTGCAATAGATCAGTGATCTGTTTTGCAGTAACAATGATGTAACGAGGATCTGACGGATCAGTCTCTGATGCATCAAGCATTTGTTTAGCTTTTCTGAGTTTCCCGATAGTTAAACCAGAGTTAGCAGCTGCTCCACTCTCTACAAAGTTTACAGCGATTTGCTGTGATGCAGGGAATGTTACCGTGCTTGATCCAGTTTTTCCAGTAGACACAGAGTTAAAAGCTGCTTCAAGAATGATTTCATCCATTTTTCTGCCAAGTGCAAAAGATGCGTTTTGGCTATATGGAGAAGTCGGATCTATTAACAACCTAATTCTGTCGGGTCTATCAATCAACTCCGCCCAGTCAAAGTCACGCAATGAGACTCTACGTCTGTCATGCGGTACGTTAACTAGAGGTGTATCTTGATGTCGTCCTGTCACTTCCTGTGCAGAGGTCGCGCCAATTCTGTCATAAAAATCGAACTCAGCATTCTGAGTTTCAACTCTCACATACGGACGTAGGCGAGAACCTTTTTGCTGCAGGAGGTGCTCAACATTAGCTCTGTACTGCTGTACAAAAGCTGTTGTGATTTGAGTTGACATATTTGCCTCCTTATCAACATTAAGATTAACATTAAACGCTTTGGCTGCCCTTTCGGACCTCTGCTACCCTTTATAGTCTGGGTGGTGACTCGGACGGTTTCCCGCTACCCAATACTTGTATTCTACCGTAAAAACGCCGTTTTGTAAACTACATTCCTAGCTTAGTACCAGTTGGTTTATTACCCAGCGACTTACGTACGATATTCATAGATTGTGCTTCAGAATAGCCAACAAACTCTTGGCTTCTAATAAAATCAATAGGGTTCTGCAATGACTGCGCTCGACCTGTTCCTGATTTTGCCGGCTTAAGCGGTGTTGCCGTTTGTTTGTTTTTAGCTTGTTTTTCAACTTGAGCTTTAGCACTTTCTAAATATTCTGAAGGAATAGATAGCCTATCAGCTATCTGTTTTTGATAGCTTGCATTTGTTTGATTAGAACGTGACGTACGACCTATAGTAGTCTTACGAAACTCTTCATCAAAATATCCAACTTTAATTTTCTTGGCCATTTACTTTCCCTTTGGTTTTGGCTTTGGCTTAGGTTTTTTAGGCGGTCTACCTAGCTTAGTGCCGTACGTTCCTTTTCCCTTTGGCATAGTTACCCTTTCTTTGTTTGTGATCGTTTTAAATCAGCGGCAGTCGGAGCCCCTTTGGACCCCGGCTTTCGCATTTTTTCACCACTACCGGCTGCTATACGCTTTCGTTTAGCATGTATATTAGCCCATAATCCCATTTTAGTTTTAGCCATTTATATCCTCCGGATAAGCATAAGCAAAGAGATCTCTCATCTTTTCTATTGCTTGTTGATGGCCATCTACTTCTGAATCGTTATACTGCTTCATAAAGTTAGGATCACGTTGTAATCTAGCGATCTCTTGACGTGCAGCATCAGGAGTCAATGTAAACTGAGATGATTCACCAGTTGGTTCAATACCTGATTCCATCATTGATTGACCAATCTTAGCAAACATCTTAATCATCATTGGATGATCACCCATACCAGAGTCATCTAGCCATTGTTGAAATGGTTCACCACCAAATTCAGCTGCAGCACGTTGAGCAAGATCAACTCGCTCGTCATAAGCCTTGCCAAACTCTTGGCGTATTTCTTTATCCCACCCTTCACGCTGCATAGCCATATTAGTGGTGTTTTCAGTATGGACATTACCAATGTAATCCATATAACCAGCAAATACTTTATTAGCTTGCGCGTTAGATAAACCAGCTTCATGTAAGACGCCTAGCATCTTTGTTTCCATATCAGTATTATATTCAAGACCTTCAGCCAGTTGTGGTTTAGTTATCTCATATTTTTCAGGCCGACCCAGACGATTATAAAACTCATTCATTTCATCTGGTGATGCGTCATCTTTAGGAATAACGATCTTGTCTGCACCTATCATTTTTTGACCATGCACATAGCCTTTTGCAAGACTAGCTACGTCATTTATACTTGCCAGGCTCGGGTCATTTCTTAGGTCTTCGCTTAACGATGCCTTCCAATCAATAACTGCCGGGCTACCCGCTTCTGCTCCACCAGTATCTGCTACTGGCTGCGGCGCTTCTACGGACGCGACTGCTTCTTCACTCATCTATAGCCTCCTTTTCTAAGTTAAGAAACTCTTGAGGATCTCTATCGATAAACCTCAAGATACTTATTACAACTCTACGCATACCTTCACGATGCGCAGTTTCGTGTGAATCACCACTTACATAGGTTGCATCATTTACAAAACCTACTTTACATAGATGATTCAATACTCGCTTACCATCTGCTGTATCAAACACAGCTCGATAGCTTGCGTGTAATTCACTAGGTTTACTGGGCTTGTCCGCCAAGTGCACCTCCTACCATTTCTTCCATACCAACGTCTTTAGCTGCTTTAGCCATATCTTTAGCTGTTGCAGCATCTTGCGCCATAGCGCCTCTTTCTTCCATTTGTTGCATTTGTTCTGCTTTTTGTTGTCTAATTTCTTGCACTTGGTCAGGATTTGTAAGTGTTTCTACCGGAGCATCTAATGTTTTATGAGCCCATCTAAACGTAGCATCAGCATCTATATTATCAAAGATCTCTGGCTTCACGTTAGCAAGTGGTATCATTTGTTCCATAAATCTAGAAAAGTTAAATACTGCCTGTGCTTTTTGTGCTCTTGCTACAGGTGAAACATAATCAAGTTGTAAGTCAATACCTTCAAGCTCTTGGGGTACTGGCGGTAATTCTTTTCTACGCATCATTAATTGAAATACACGAGTAATCATAGGGCCAAGGAACTCGGATTGTAATCTACCAACCATTGGTCCCATCAATCTCATTTTCTCTTCTTGACGCTGCATTACTTCTGTAGCAGTCATTTGAGGACCTTCCCTCATTTGTAACCAATCTACATGAAATGCTTTCTTAATATGTTCACGTCTAGATTCTATAAAATCTAAACCTACATCTGGTCTCTCACCACCGATTAATGGCTCTACTTTATCTGGCGTACCAGAACGATAGTAGTTTAGACCACCAGGAACCGTCCTTAGTGGCATCATAAAACCATCGTCTGGAACCAGTAGGGGAGGATCAGTTGCTTTTTGAGCAGCTCTAATAGTCGTCTTCATCATTTCGTTTACCATCTTAATATCTGGCATACACATCATTGATGGCGATCGACCGTAAACTTCACCTGAGGTTTTACTCCAACGAGGTACCATATAAGGAAACTCTTGGAATCCACCCTCTTTTAACATTATTTGTTCTTCAACTAAAACGTAACATGATTTAAATGGCATATTGTTTTTATCTTTTTTGCCATAATCTAAATCAGCTCTTGGCTCAACTGCGTGAACACAAGTAAATTCTTGAAACGGTTGCTTAGTAGCTATTTCTTTTATCTTTTCAGGAAGTACATCAGAATATAGTTGCATTAGTTGTCTGGCTGTATGCTTATATCTACGATATACCGTATCTACTACGCCTTCGTGATTTTCAGCTACATAACAATCAGCTAAGTGGAATGATCTAAAACCTATAGGTTTACCAGGTTTATCCTCAACAAATATTACAGCGGTTCCATAAGCACCTAAATCTAAGTATAATTCATGTACTGAGGTTATGAAGTTAGACTCTGCAATGTTAAATACTTTATCAAACATAATCCCCACTGATTGCTGCAACCAAGCATGAGTACCTGCAGATGCTTGTTGACCTGGGACTCTAAGATGAAACCATCTTTCAGCCACATTAGTCAAGTGTCCGTGCAAGCCAGATGCTAGCTGCTCGTTTGCCAGTGGAGCGGTAGAATCAAATACTTTATCAAATCTAGATCGAGAGCCCCTTGCTTGTTTGGTCTGGAAGTCACCCCGGCGAGGATTTACAAAGTCTGTACAATCTTGCCAGAGTGTCTCCCAGGGAGCTCTAAAAGATTCTAGTTGTTCCAACCGCTTTAATATTTGGTTGACTTGCTGCTTCATTAGTATTTACCAAGTGGTTCAGATGCGCCACCAAGAAGTTTCTTCTTCTTGATCTGCTCCATCTTTTGCGCTTCCGTATCGGTTAATACCGTTGAACCTTTCCCCTTACGTTTCTTTTCGCTTTCAGTAAGCTCTGTTACTGAAGGACCCGTATCCACCGGCTTTGGAGCTGGTGGTGGTGGTGGGGGAGCTGGTCGTGATCCGCCTCCGCACATAATAAGCCTCCTTATAGTTTACATTTCCTAAATACGTAACCCACGGTATCATAACCAAGAGCTTCGTACAATTTTTTCGTGTCTTCAGTCTGAACGCCCGTAGACGTAGCAGGTCTAACTTCACTAGCACCTTTATCAAATGCCCATTGCTGAAACCGTTTTATTAATCTAATTGCAGCCACGCCGCCACGTTTAGACTTATCGACAAACAGCAAACAATCATTCGCTACTAGGTCCTTACCGAAATAATACTCTGAAATGAACCCAACGTACATCGCAAATATCTTATTTTCGCAGATTGCTATATCTGCAAAGTAAATCTCAGGATTAGCGAGCCAAGTAGCTGCCATTAAGTCTAATTTAGCGGGATCATAATCTAAATGACTATAATTAGATTCTGCATGCATTTGTCGCCCTAATTCTACCATTGCTGGCAAATCATCTAAATTAAATGGACGATATGTTATAATCCCCGAAGACATTGTACTCCTGTTCTGCTTGACGTGGTAATTTTGCAACATTCTTGTTAATACGGTCTCTGATGCCTAGAGCTAAGTACCTCATAGCGTCTGCGGGGTGCGAGGTCCAGTCATGCAGCGGCCTATCTCTAAATGTTTTATTCTTGTCGTCAAAATCTTTTCTATATTGTCTTAATGCTTCTATTAAGTGATCACATTTATTTTCGTCCATATAACAACGGGGTAATATAGACCTGACAGCTTCTATACCGTCTTCTATTCTTAAATTAGCTACAACTCTAAACCTTATGCCTAATTCTCTAGCAATCTCTATTCTAGATTTACCTGTACTTAGATCTCGTACCTTAATATCATGAGGAGCAAAGTGGTCTCCATAGACATATTCCTTCTCCCTAACGATTTTAATGTAGTGAGCCAAACCTTCCCCTTGATTTTCATAATAATCTATTATACGTACTTCATTGTGATGCATTTGGAAGAATATGATCACGGTCGAATCACCTACACCCAAGTCCCACGACGTATGTACATCGAGTGTCGGTTCGTACGGGACCTTGGTTAGATGTTGGTCAGCTAACAACCTAGCCATGGCGTTACCATAATACGAACCGACTAGCGGAGCATCAAATGAACAGAAGAATTCTTGTTGTATCATTTCCTCGGGCATACCTGCTGCACGTTCCTCATCAACAGCAGATATTGGGATTGCCCGAGTGTCTTCGACAGATAAAACTTGTTGGAACCAAGATTCGTTTTTCTTAGCTATATTAAGAAGGTCATATCCATGGTTTCTACCTCTAGCTGTATAAATGAATAATGCCCATCCTCCATTTTCAGCCAAGATGGGACGTATATAATCCCAGGCACGAGGATCTTGAAGTGAGTACTCTGAGAACACGACTCCAACTGGATTTGCTCCAACCAGTCTGTCGACATTATCGGTTCCCACAACTTGATAGATTGACCCATTCTTTAACGTTAATCTCATCTCCGTATTATTAATAGCTTCGTGCATTTGTTTGGGAAAGTGATCTAAAAACTTACGGCCGTCTCTAGTCATACCATCCCATGCAATCTTTCTTCCCTGGTTATAAGTAGGAAAGAGGTGCCAGTATAATCCTGGCCTTGTCATCGCAGAAACAGCACACCAATTTATGCTGCATAAATCTTTACCGGCTCTACGATGCCAAACGCAAACTGCTCTTTTTCCACCGCCCTCAAAAAATTCCCACATGGGCATTTGATACGGACGAGGTTTCCAATCACTCGGTACTTGTATCTTCATCTACAATATCACTAAACTTTACTACCTCAATACTTACGTTACCATCGATGCTTGCATCAACATCAACAGCTTTTCTTTTAGGCGCAACATATTGTGCAAGTTCCTTAAATGCAGTTAAACGTAAACCATGATCAAGCGAAGTATCATTCGCGATCATCGCCATACCTTCAATAGGATCACAATTTAGTTGTTCCAGTCTTTCTGCTATTTCTTTAGATCGCTTATTAGCCTGACCTTTAGGTCTACCAGCTCCTGGACGTGCGCCACCTTTAGACATTCTTACTCCTTAATGGTGTGAGCGAAGGCGATTGACTAGCCTAGGATGAGAACCGCCCCGCCCACGTTAATACTATACCATAATACTACAATGAAATACAGCTCCTGTAAACAATATCCGACATATTGGCATATTGTATTTATTGGTATTCTACAAATGTTTACATTTTTTTACAAATTATTTCCTATATATAATACAAAATGCTAGCGTATTATGTCCGATTGTAAAAAAGTACCCCCGCAGATCGACTGACTTGGCGCTCGAAGACCCGCGCCGCGATCCGGTGGCCCCCGGGCCCCAAATCGGGCAAAAATAAAATATAAAAATGATAATGTTTTCTAGTGCTTTTGCTAAAATAAATTTAAAACTATAATTAAAATCCAATAAACTCCGTTTTATTTTAAATAAATAATATAAAGAGTTAATAGAAAAAAATAGATTTTAAATCAATATGAGATTTATAATTAATTAATAATAAAGAGAGTTATATATAATAAAGTAATAAATATATTTCGAAATTAATTTTAAAATTAATTTAAAAAACTATTTACAAATATAAAATATAATATAGAATTAAATTAATATTAATTAAGAAAGGATAGTTATTATGAGTAAAAAGTATTACGGAATAATTACTGAAAAACAAATAATTGCTATATTAGAAAATAATTTAATTAGTTTTATAAGTAATAAAGAAATTAAGAAAATAGTTTTTAATTATGCATTTGGAGAAAAATTTATGAAAAGTAATAATAAAGGAGAAAGGGAAAATTATTATGAGTAAAAGTTTAAATGAAAAATATAATAGTAAAAGATTTAATTTAAATATTAATAAAGATCTTGAAAAATTAAATACTCAATTAGAATAATTAAATAATTTATATAATTTTAATAGCACTCCAGATAAAACGGGATATATTAATAAAGATTATTTAATTCAAGAAGATATTTTAAAAGTTTATAGAAATAAAATCGAGTTTCTCAAGAATAATATTATAAGTAAACTAGATAATTTATATAATGAAATTGAGATGTTTGATAATATTTCGGAATTAGAAAGTGCCAATTACGATTTAGATATGGAAAAGCAATCTTATGAGTAATTATAATAAATTATTAGTAATTTTCGAAGAGAGTTTTAATTTTAAACTCTCTTTTTCCACTATGAGTAAAAAAGAGTTTTATAAATTTATAAAAGATTTTATGAATAATAAAACGGAATATTATCAAGATGATTATTTTTTAAATAATTATTATAAAGAAGTAAAAAAACTAATGAGAAAGGAGAAAATAATATGAGATATTTTAGTTTATTTATGATTTGCGGAAGTTTATTTTGCTTATATTTACTATTTGATTTATTAAATACTATTGATCAAATGTGGTTTTTACAGCAGTTAATGATTGGAATGTTATCATTTGTATTTATAATGAGTACTTTATTATTTATACTAGTATTATTAAATCAAGAAATAAATAAATAACCAAAATTATATCCAACAATAAACCCGTTAAGTTTTAATTAATTTAACGGGTTTTTTATTATTTAAAAATTTTTTTTAAAATTAATTTAAAAATGTATTTACAAAGCAGTTTTTTCAATATAGAATAAATTTAATTATTCAGAAAGGAGAAAATTATGAATAAAGAACGAACCAGTGATTTTGTATATAAAACTATGTACAAAGCAGAAATCGACGTCGCGTCGGATTATCCAATATCTGATTTTATGGCGTGGATTGAAGAGCATAATTTAGAACAGAGATTAATCCAGGCGTTTGGTCCAGGTGGTGGAAATCCTTGTTTTGAAATTAGTGCGAAAAACAAGAATGATTTGTTAGTCGCATTGGCGGAATTTCACGATTGTGATATTTCAGATATTAAAAAAGATTATGACTTTTATAATAAATAGAAAGGAGAAAGTTATGGACGATAAAATCAAGTCAAAGATCGAGGCGTATGTCGATTCGATAATGGATTTCGATCAAGATACTAAACACAGAGATGTGTATTCTATGTTCGAAGATATTTACAAACTAGGATTTTTCAATGGTCAACGGGAAGAACATGAATGGCCATCTACGGAAGAGGAGTTATTTCCAGAAAAGTTTGAGTTTGAGGAAGGTGAATACGGCGAAATACAAAAGGAGACATTTACGTATTTAGATGAACTCAAGGATTCTGGTGTGGTCAATATGTTTGGCGCAACGGATCATATTATAAACCGTTTTGGGTACACTAGAGAACAATCTAAACAATTACTCGCCGAGTGGATGGGTTCTCACTCATCACGTAAATAGTAACCATGGGGACTTCGGTCCCCATATTACCTTTATTACTATATATGAATAATTTATTATTTTACTTTTTTTATTGCCAAAATGCCAATCAATACAATATGTCAATAAATCATTGAAATTATTAGATAAAAGTAAAGCAATAAATTATTGGTATAAATTAATCCGCAAAAAACATTGTACATATTCAGATTTATGCGGTAGTATCGATAATTAAGAAAGGAGAATATTATGACAAATAAGTTACCAACGTACTTTGTACAAGCAGATTCATACACCGTTATTGAACCTGGCTTATCATATTTCTCTAAAGATCAGTCAATCACTCATCAAGAGTTATTAGACTATTTAGACTATATGCCAATTGACTCTATCCAAGTATTACCGGAGTTGAGTAATGTCACTTAAGGTAAAGGATATAGTTGACATATTGAAGGACCATGATCAGGGTGCCAAGATTAATATAGTAGTTAATCGTGCATTTCCTAGTCAGTCCTCAATATACGGTATTGTCGGTAAATCTGGCGAAGTTTATTTATGTCAGGATTTCGACTCACGTCCACTCGATTTTGATCCTTGGTCCGAGTTAGACGTTCCCATTAACAAGGGATCACAGAAAGGAGAAAGTTAATATGACAGATAGACTTTCAAGAGCGCAACAGGTCATCGATGATGGTCTCGAGCATCTAAAAACTAA